ACCATGGCGCGCAAGAAGGTCAAGACGCCCCTCGAAGACCTCCTGACCTCGCCCCGGCGTAACGGGACCGACAACCCTCGCGCCGTGCAACTTGTCCGATGGGCCAAGCAGCAGCGCGAATCCTACTTGCTACAACTCAACGACTGGCGGCTGAATCGCATTCGATACCTCCAGGAGATGCAGGATAATTTCTCGCACCGCAAACAGGAGTCTATCCCGGAATGGACGCTCAAGAAGCACCTCGAAGAAGTGTTCCAGACCTCCAACGACTCCATGAATGTCGTGGGGGCCATTTGCGAGTTCGCGGCTGCATCCGCCGAAAATGACCTCTTTGGCGCGGAGCCGTGGTTTGCCTCGTCGCCCATCGGTCGCGCCGATCCGGCCCTCGCGGAGCAGGTCCAGAAGCATCTTCGGTGGACATTCCGGGACGGGAAACTCGTCCAAAACTACTGCCGGATCATCGACCACGCCGCCGCGCTGGGCGAGTGCTTCGTGAAGTCGTCTTACCACGTCGAAACCGACGAGCACGACGAGCAAGCCCTGGCTCTGCACGCCAACGGCAAGCCGGTCGTCGATCAAGCGGGCCGGTATATCGACTCCATGGAGGCCGCCCAAGCCGACGCGGCCACGCCTGCGGGCAAGAAGCGCCTCAAGGGCAAGTCGCTGGAGTGGAAGACGGCGTTCCGCAAGGTTCAGACTGTCATCAGCCAAGGCATCGACCAAACGATCATCCACCCGAACGACATCGCTTTCCGGGAGGCCGCGCCGGAACTCGACCTCCGGTTCACGAACGTCTATGTCCGCGCCGAGATGTCCGTCATGGACGCGATGCGGCGCTTCAACCTCTCGAAAGACGACGCCTTGAAGCTCGCCAAACTGGCAACGCTCCAGATCAAGACCGAGGAGCGCGAAACCACCACCGATGCGCCCTCGTCCGAAACGATTGCCAACACGCTTGGCGATGAACTCGGGGAAGATGATGCGGAACGCCTCATCAACTCGCGCATCGAACTCGTGGAGGGCTTCATCCTGGCCGATCCGGTCGGCGATGGAAAGCAGCGCCGTTGCTACATCGTCTTTGTGGCCGCCGCCGAAGACTGGCTCGTCTATGCTGACTATCTCGCAAACGTGTCGCCCAAGTCGGAACTGCCCGTCAAGGTTCACGTTTGGGAGCGCGTGCCGCACAAGCTCTATGGTCGCGGCTTCTTCGCCAAATACGCGACGATCCAGAACTTCCTTGATAAAACTTGGAACGCCGTCCAGACCCGCAACAACTACCACTCCAACCCGATTGTTGGCTGGCACCGCGATTATTTGCAGCGCGACGACAACGAGGAGGATTTGACCCTCAAGCCCGGCGAACCCATCGAGCTGGCGCAAAACAAGAAGCTGTCCGAGGCCGTGGAGATGCTTGTCCTCCCGGACGCTGACAACCGGTCGATGGAACTTTTCAGTACGGCGATTCAGCTTCTCCAACTGCGCTCCGGCATCTCGTCGGCCGGTCAAGACAGTGTTTCGGGCGTCCCGGAAGCCAACACGGCCACGGGCGTGAAGCAACTGATGAGCCGGGCGGCCGTGATCCTGAAAAGGCCCGTCAACAACCTGCGCCGGTCGATCACGAACGAGTTCTCGTTCGAGACGAAGCTGATCTATGCGAACTTCGACCGCGAAGAGGCTTTCGTGTTTGGAGAAGGAGAGAACGCCGAGCTTGTCCAGATGACACCCGAGCAGGTCCACAACCTCGACTTGGATGTGAGGTTGCTCCTGACCCAGCAGGGCAACGCCATGAAGCTGGAAGGCGCGAAAGCGGCCCAAGATGCCTTTGTGTCGTGGATTTCCATTCCCGAGGTCGAGAAACCAGCGGCCCGGCCCCTCTTCATCCAGTCCCTCAAGGCTCTGGAGTTCGACGCCGCCGAGGAAATCATCCGCCAGCCAAATGTTCAAATTGAAGATTGCATTTTGGCACTTCCACCCGAGCAGGCCGCCAGATTGCAAAACCTGCTCGCCCTGGAGCAGCAGGTCGCCACCAATCCAACACCCACCCAAACCAAACCCGCATCCTGATACCATGAAAAAGCACATCCTGCTATCCCTGCTCGCTGTTGCGGGCCTCGCCGTCGCCGCCACCGTTGACCAGATGGTCCGGAACATCACCGGCTCCAACTCGCCTCCGAGCGTGAACGCCATTCAGTCCATGGCCTCCTATGCGCTTTCGGACCAGTCCAACAACGTCGTCCTCAACGCCTACAACGGCACAGCCAAGTTCCAGACCGGCATCACGGCCAGCGGCGCGGTCGCGCATGACTGGAGCGGATCGACCGGCGCTTGGACGTTCCCGAAAGCCGATGTCGCGATTCCGTATCCCGCCGATGGCGGCAACCTGGGCGCGGCCAACGTCCTTACGGGAGGCATCAACGCCAAACTCGTGCCCTTTGCGACGATGACGAACGGCAGCACCGAGACGACCGTTTACACCGACGACACGCCCGCCGCCGAGTGGGGGGCCGTTGGAGGAACCGCAGACCCGACCGACACTCAGGACGCCACGATTGCCCGCGTGGGCACGAACTCGCTCAAGCTGGCGTGGCTATCCACGGCTGTTGCAGGCGATGGCGTCAAGGCCACGATCACGAGCGACAACCTTGAAGCCAACGAGAGCGTAGGCATGTGGATTTACTCCACGGCAGCCCTGACGGCTGGCGACCTGACACTCGTCCTGACCGATGACGGAGGAGCCAGAACCTTCAACATTCCGGCTGTCGCGACGATCAATAAATGGACGTGGGTCGAAGTCGATGTTTCGAGCCTCGCAGCCGGGACCGGCGATGCCATCACGGAGGTAGCCATCAAACTATCGAGTGCGGGCGCGACCGCTCACGGAGTCTTTACGACCTACATCGACCAGATGGTCAAATGGGACGCTGCCGACGAGCTGGCGCTTGGCGTCGATGTCCTCGACCAGCCGGGAGCCATTCGCTCCGTCCTGACGATGACAAAAGCCAACACCGGCACGCACGACATGGCCGCCCTCACGGAAGGCACCGACTACTTTGTTCATCGCGAGTCCGGCTCTGACTTTCTCGTCCAGATGACCAACCAAAGCGCGAACGCAGGCTTTGCGCTCGTGCTCCACAAGTAATCTCTCACCCTCAACGCATCGCCGCCATGCCACGCATCCCTAAAGCCACCTGGGCACAACTCGACGACCGCAAACGGCCCGAGCCGGATGCGGTGGAAATCTTCATGGCAGCGATGCGAAAACTGTTCGAGGACGGCTTCCCGGTCGCGGCAGGCACCGCCGCAATCGGCAGCGTCAAAGACAACGGCCCCGCGTGGACGACCTCGCGGGGCGTGTCTGGCGCACGGTTCACAAGCTCCGATCAAAGCGCCAGCTTTGCCAGCGTGACCGATGCGCCTACCACCGGGCAAAAAATCGTCATCACGGACCTGCTCATCTCTTCTGATACGGCCTTGCGGCTGGATTTCGCGGTCGAATCCGCGACCGGCACGATCATTGAAACCGTGTACATGGCCGCGAACGAGACGAAGCAGATCACGCCACGCGGCAAGTGGAAGCTCGCCACCGCAAACAAAAAGCTGCAAGTCCAGGCCAGCGCAGCCGGGAACATCAGCATCACACCGTTCTACTACTCGGAGGAATAACCCATGTTTCCCGTCGCCTGCATCAATGCCAGCGTCCACCGTGCTTCCGGTGGCGTCGCCTTGAGCAATGACACGAGCCTGGGCACCTTCACGATTGACGGCACGCCCGTTGTGGACACAGACACGATTCAGCGCGCCAACAGCTTTGCCAACGTGGATGTGATCGCCACGCCGACGCATCCGGGGGCCACGCGGACGATCAACACGGACCCGGCTGCTAATCCTGTGTCGCTGTCTCTCAGTGTGGGTGACAACGTTTGCACGGTCACGGTCACCGCCGAGGATGGTGTGACGACACAGGACCATGTGGTTACCGTGAGGCGGTTGACGGCGGGCGTGATCGAGAGAACGGAAATCACTTACACTGGCGATGGTTCGGCGTGGGTGACAGGAGTCTCAGGTTGGTATATTAGCCTTTATGCCGCTGATGGAAGGCATGATTTTTGGGGTAACACCGGGACAGAAAGCGCCCCATCCCCAGGAGGCACGCTGCACGAGGTTGCAATCGGTGCAGGTGACACCGCCGCTCAAGTCGCGTCGGCCTTCCACGCTGCCATGACGGCGGCCCTGTTCAGCTCGGTTAGCCTAGTCTCAAATGTTTCAATAGTCGATGACCTCGCGGCTGGCGTGCGAATGGAAGTTGTATCAGCCGGTCCAATGACCGCGACCGTTTTGACCCAAGGCGTCGATCCCTCCTAACTTTCTCAACCCCAAACCCAACACACTGCCATGACACCCGCCCAAGACATCATCAACACCATCACCAACGAACTCGCTGACCGCGATCAACAAATCAGCCAACTCACGCAAGACAAGGCAGCCCTCGAAACGCAGATCACCACCCTGCAAACCGAGGCGCAAGGCAAAATGCCTATCGCGGATCACAACGCGGCAGTGGAGGCGTTGCAGCAACAAATCAACACGCTCACGCTGTCGCAGGTGCTGGAGACTCACCCCGGTTATGTGCAGGTCGTCTCCGAGTTGGAGGCCGCCCGCGCCGAAATCAACCGTCTCAACGCCGACATTGACGCCGCCCAGGCTGGAAATGCGTAAACCCGCTTTCGCCCCATGAGCCAGCACTTCAAAATCAACTCGACGCTGCTCGCCATTATCGCCTCCGCCCTCGGCGCATGGGGTTCGGTGGTTTGGATTGCTTCCAGCAAGGCCAACGACATCGAAACGCACGGCACCGACATTTTGAGCGTCAAGCAGGAGATAAAGGCATTGCAAGACGCCGACCGATCCACGCACGCGCTGCTGCAACGGCTGGATGAGCGCACGTCGATGGTGCTCGAAAATCTCCGCTCCATCACGTCAATGCTCGAATCCATTCGCAAAAACTCCAACTGATGACGCCCCGCCCCGCCGAGTTTCTGACCGATCCCGATTTCGTGGACATCACGGAGGGGAGCGACACGCAGCGGTATCGGCTGCGCGGCTCCCTGTCGGTCTATTCGGCGGTCCTTGGCCTCGTCGTCACGGTCCATGATGGATTCGAGTTCGATGGCGAGAGCATCCCGACCGGCCTCCAGTGGCTCGTGAAACGCTTCGGAGCCTCCAAACGCGGCGCGGCCGTTCACGATTACCTGTATCGCCTGGGTGGCTACCGGCTGCCAAATGGCGACCTACAGCCCGTCACACGTCGGCAGGCCGATGATGTCTATGCGGAGCTTCTTCGGCGGAAAGGCTTGCCTGCATGGCGAGCAAACCTGCGCTGGATCACGCTCCGGGCCGTGGGATGGGCCGCTTGGAACCAAAACGCCCGTTTGAGGGCACAAAATACCATTTCCTAACATGCCAGCCCCTACCCTTACCAGCATCACGCCCGACGTGGGCGGAACAATCGGCGGACAGGCCGTTACACTCGTGGGAACCAACTTCACGGGCGCAACTGGCGTCACGATTGGCGGCGCGGCCTGCACGTCCGTTGTGGTCGTTGATGCCACGACGATCACTTGCGTGACACCAGCCGGGACACGCGGGGCCGCATCCGTGGTGGTCACGAACGGCAGCGGTTCAAACGGGGCCAATACCCTGTACGTTTATCTCTCGACGGTCCCGACCGACACTTACATTTATCTCAAGGGCGGGCGAGGCGATGGCTTCGTTCCGGGATGGACCGGCGAATACCGGGACGCGACTATTTCAGTCAAGAGCGACCCCTACCGCGACATCTTCCCCTCGTCCAAGTTCGCGCTCGCGAATGGGGCAGCGGCGGCAAACTACGATCACGGCTTTTGGCCCGAGGGCACGCAGGTCTTCAACAACAACGCCGCCGCAATCAGCAAGCTGTCGGATGAGGTTTCCCACACGGCTCCGCGCCAATACGACCGCGATGTAACGCACCGCTTCTATATGTCCTCCAGCGGCATCGAATATCACTTTGAGTTGGCCCAAATCAGCGGCGTCGGCTCTGAACCGAGGGACGAATAAGCCATGCCTGACTCGACTTTCGACTGGCACGACACCCCGAACCCAACGGTGCGGAACTTCTCGATCGTCGCCAAGGAGCCGCCAACAGCCCTCACGATCCCGGACTTCCTGAACTCGTCCGTGACCTGGGCGACGTGCCCGAAGTGGATCAAGGAAGCCGAGAAGGTGCCCTCCAGCCTCCAAGGATGGCGACTCATCCACGCCCAAAAGGCCGGTTTCCAACAGCGCCGGTTCTACTTCGCCGAAATCCGCACCACATCGCAGCGCCGCACGCCTTTCAAGACTCGCTGGGTAAAGCGCATGCACTCGTGGCCGACCGTCCTCCTGAATCTCTGGTTTGAGGAAGGCAAATTGCCCCTTTCTGCCGTCGATGCGTCCGGGAACATCACATCGGCGAACCGTGTCCATGAGCGAGTGCGCTACCGGCCCGGCAACATGTACCCGACGTGGTTCCGCATCCGGCACTACTTGGCGGACACGCCATTTGGGAAGAAGAACATGCAGCAAATCCCCATCACGGACGCGATCCATTGGAGTTTCGACGGCTCCAGCGGCTCGTTCCCGGAATGCTTGCATCCAGGGGCCAAGTTTACGTCCTACCAGACATCCGGGCGCGTCGTTTTTGGCTGCGGCACTCCCGAGGCTGGCGGTGTCGGCTCCGATTTGGTCGTCCAGGAGCATCCACCGACTCCAATGCAGGACTGGCAAAAGTACGTCATCGAGGACACGCGCATCGAGGTCATAGGCACGATGGAGCACCGCATCCTCGTCGAAGCGTATGCGCCGATTGACACCCGCGACGAAACCGTTGGCTGACCCCACCTATGAACGGCGATCCCAAAAGCCTCGAAGGAACGTCCTGGCTGGAGCATTTGCATCCAGTCAGCAACAACGGCCTGCACTTCACACAGGGCATCTCGCAGAACAACCTCACGATCCGGCAACCGCAGCGGCCCACGTTCAAGCGTGACCAGGATAGCGTGCCAGTCCCGGCCCCGCCCCCGACTACGGGCACGCTTGGCGGGCTGTGGCTCGATTGGCTTGTGGGTGTGGGCGTCATACCAACACCCACGCCGACTCCGACACCTACGCCAACTCCGACTCCTACCAGTACGCCGACGCCGACCCCAACACCCACGCCCACGCCCACGCCGACTCCAACTCCGACTTTCACACCCACGCCGACCCCAACACCCACGCCCACGCCTACCAGCACACCCACCCCCACACCCACCCCCACTCCAACTCCGACACCGACGCCGACCCCAACACCCACGCCGACTCCTACTCCAACGCCTACTCCGACACCCACCCCGACTCCGACACCTACGCCGACGCCTACACCATGATTGCCGAAATTGAGAAATACAAAGGTATCTATGCCAACGCGACGGCATTCCCGCGCTACGGACACAGCAACCACGGCGCACGAGCGGTGCGTATCATTCAGAAATGGGGTTCTCCGAGCGTCTTGGATGTGGGATGCGGCTACAACGAGTTTGCGGCGCAACTCAAACATGCCATGCCATCCGTGCGGGCTATTGGCGTCGATCCTGCATGTCCGGGCGCTGATTTGACCGCAGAGGCCACACGCTTGCCGTTCGGCGACAAGGAATTTACGGTCGTGACCTCATTCGATATGCTGGAGCACTTGCCCGAGTGCGAGGTTGAAACCGCATTGGCGGAAATGGCCCGCATCTCGAACGCCTTCATTTTCAGCATCAGCTATGTCCCGAGTGTGAACAAATGGAAGGGCCAGACCTTGCATCCGACCGTTCGCCCGGAGACGTGGTGGATTGAGAAGATCATCAAAGCGGGCGGCATGCACATCGAGAAGAATGGGCGCTACATCACGGGGCATTGGCAATCTGGCTTGTGGCGCATTGCCGAAAACGATACCGTGGCGGTGGTCGGAAATGGCCCTTCGGCCCTTCGATCTTCGTATGGTGCAATCATTGATGCACACACGCATGTTGTGCGGTTCAACAACTACAAGGTGGCCGGATATGAAAGCCAAGTCGGAACCCGAACGAGTCTTTGGAGTTCAGTCGGAATCGCTCGCTCGCGGCTTGATCCAGCATCAAAGCCTTGCCATAGCCTTTTGATCGACGGCGAAACAGCCAAACACGAAGAAGCGGAAGCGATGCCGTGCGAACGTCTGCCACGATGGTTCTACAACCAAGTCCGACGCGAACTCCAAGAGCGCAGCGCGTGGAAAAGCGGGTTTGAGCCGGAACGTGAAAAACTGCTCGCCACCAGTGGCCTCTTGGTTGTCGCGTGGCTTCTGCGAGTGAAAAACGTCAAGAGACTGACCCTGACGGGTTTTGACCATTTCTCCAAAACGCATTCGAGCCAACACCATTATTGGGTTCCCAGCGCCTTCAAAAAGCCATCAGAGCACGATGGCGATGCAGAGGCGGCCATGTTTGCGGATTTGCTCGCCGCTGGAAGGATCACTTATTTGTGACGGGTCGCATGTAGCGAGTTCCTACTTCACGTTGAATAACGCCAAGGCCATCTTTAACGGTCACAGACCATGTGTTTTGCGCAAGGTTGATGGTCAACATTGATCCTTTTTTGTTACACTTCCACGAGCCGGTTTGGACACCTTGGCCGTCGTCAATTTCAAAGACGCCATCAGGCTTGAGTTTGATTTGAGCATCAGACTTGGAATCAGGAGTTTGATGATACGTCCATTCGACGGGAATGCCCGTTGGGCCAAAATCCTCAACCTTGCCCGCTTCAATCTCGGCCCGCACGGTCTTCACCGCGTCCACGACTTCCAGCTTCTTGCCATCCGCACCGGCCAGCACGGCATCGAGCTTCCGAATCGTGGCCTGTTGGATCGGCTCCAAGGCGCGGAGCCGGGCCGCATCGTAGAGCACGAACAGGTTGGCAGCCTTGGCGTGCGGCTTCGCGACCGGCTCGCCGTCCTGCTTGGCTTTAAGTTGGGCCTTGACCTCATCGGCGCCCATGGTGTCGCCAGCCTTCACGAGTTCCGCGATGATCGGCACCGTGGCCTTTTCGAGCGTGGTGTTGACCCGCTCCAGCGCCGTCTTGGCTTTGGCGCGGTAGTCGGCGGCGATGGCGGCCGGAGTATCGGCGCGAAGCGATAAGCCCAGCATCAGCCCCAAGCAGATAGCTATCACATGATACCAAAATAGGATGCCAGGGGTTAATGCTGAACGGTAGCGGCGTTGATATTCAAGATCGACGTTGGCGAAGTAGCGGGCGAGGTCGAGTGTTTTCATAGGACGTGGTTCCACATGGAACGCCATCCGGGCCATATTTCAAGCCGATACCACGACCTACCATCCGAAGTTTGCCCTTGACTCTCCAAAACCTCACCCGACCCCGGCGACACCTACCGCAACCACACCACACACCACCATGCCCGACGACGCCACGCCCGCCTCATCCGCTCCTGTCGCTGATTCTCCGAATCCCGCCCCGACACCAGCCGCTCCCAGCAACCCTTCATCCCCGTCCGATTCCGATGTCGCGGCGGCGCTCGATAGCCTGGGCGAACTCTCGGCGGAGCAGATGGCCGCTTTTGAGAAGGGCGACTTCTCGGGCCTTGTGCCGGATGCTCCCAAGCCCGATCCAAAGCCGGAACCGAAGCCCGAGGGTGACAAACCCACCCAAAGCGACAAGCCCAAGAACGACCCGGCCAACATTCACCGGCTGTCCCTTGGCGGCATGCCCCCCGAAGCCCGCGCCAAGCTCGTGCAGTTCACAACCCTTGTGAAATCCGGCATGAGCGAGGCCGAAGCCTCCGCGCAGGTCTATGGCGCACCGGCTGCCAAAACGCCCGATACACCCAAGGAAGGCGATAAGCCCATTGATCCAGCACCGGAACCCGTTCGGGAGGTGGCGGAGTCTGTGCGGGTAATCGAAGACGCCATTGCCGAGAAAAAAGCAGAGATTGCCCGCGTCAAAGGCGAATACGGCGACACGACCGATCTTCTCGAACAACTCGCAGACCTCAAGCTCGACCTCCGCGAAGCCAAGCGCGAGGCCGAACACGCTTCCGCCGCGCAAGCCACCTTTCAGGCCAATGTGCAAAAGTCGCTCGATAAGGTCATGGCCGATCACTCCGACCTTTGGACCGACGTGAAGCCGGGCCAAGACAAGTCCGCCTTTGAATCTTACTGCGACGATGAATTTGTGCTTGCAAGCGCCAAAAATGATCCAGTCTTGCAGCGTCCCGACTGGCCCGAGCATATCGCCAAGAGGGTTTTGGAGAAGTTTTTCGGCGGTCGCGGCGCGAATAGCGCGGACCCTGATAACGACGATCCGACGATACCGCCCCTGCCGAAACAATCGGTCAGGCTTCCGGGATCACTCACGGGCAATCCCGATGCACCCGGCGTCTTCACGCCTGGAAACATCGAAGCCCAGTTCGATACGCTGACCGAGGAGCAACAGCTTGAAGTCTTGAAAAAGTCTGGCGGCTAACAGTTCCGAGGCGCGTGACCCAACCCCAATCCTCACCCCTCCACTTCCATGCCTACTTACAACGGCGAGTCTATCGTCAATCTCCTGTCAACGGCTGTTGCCGCTGACTCCAACGTCAAAGCGAAACTTTGGGACAAGCAGCTTCAAAAGGGCGCTGAGTCCGTCGATGATTTCGCAGCCTTTGAAGGCCCGGAAGGGTCCAAGAAGCCCTTCATCGTCAAGCGTGACCTGTCCGCCAACTCCGGCGACGAAATCAAGATGACGGTCATGTCGGCCCCTCGTGGTTCCGGCGTCCGTGGTGAAACGGCCCTGACCGGCAACGAGTCGCAGGTCGATTTCAAAACCTTCGGCTGTATCGTCGATTTCTGGCGCGACGGTATCGTGTTCACGGAAAAGCAACTCAAGTTCCTTGCGGCTGGCGGCGGCGTCAAGATGGCGGCCCTCCAGATGCTCAAGAAAAAGCTGGGCCTTCGCCGCATGAACGACATGAAGCTCGCCCTCAAGATGCGCGGATCCGGCAACACCATCTTCCCGAACGGCAAGAAGACTCTCGCGAGCCTGACCGCCCTCGATACGATGTCGCCAAGCCTCATCAGCACCGCGAAGCCGATCTGGCAGCGCCTTGGTGGCCGCCCCATCGAAATCGAGTACAGCAAGCAGGGTTCCCCGGTCTATCGCCCGCTCTGCTACATCCCTGACTCGTCCATGCAGGGCATCCGCAACTCCTCGTCCTACAATCAGGCTCTCGAACAGGCCGGAACTCGTGGCGACACGAATCCGCGCTTCTCAGGCAAGCTCATGGATTGGGGCGGCGTCATGCTGCACGAACACATCAGCGTCGATCCTGAACGCAACGTCTATGCTGACCCGCTCGCTCCGCGTGCGGAACTCGGTGTCGGCTTCGGGGTCGATTCCGCTCTGGCGGATTGCGACCTCGTGCAAATCGCCGCCGACACCCGCACGCTGTTCTTCGAGTACTTCGCTGGTTACGCGAAGGAATGGTATGAAGGCCAGTCCAGCGTCTCCGCTGAGTCCTCCTTCTACTCCGCCATCAACTCGACGCTCGGCTATGCGTGGATCATCAATACCGATGGTTCCGTTGGCTTCGTGCGCTGGACCGGTAACGCCAACAACGGCAACAAAATCCAACTCGATCAGATTCTCTCGCCGGATGGCGCGGGAACCTCGACGATTGGTTCCACGACCGTTGGCGACCTGGATTGCACGGGCGACACCTGGGACAGCACTCCGGCGCTTGGCGGCGTCGGCAGCGGCAACACCTTCGACACCTACAACTACACCGATACCTTCACGGCGGGTGCCTACATCATCCCCGCGAACGCCAAAGGTGTGCCGGACATGAGTTCTCTCATGCTCGGCGTCGGTTCGGCTGTCCGCGCCTATGTCGGCTCGGACAAGATGATCGAGAAGACGGACGATTGGGGCTTTGTGACTGGCGGTGGTTATCAGGCCATCTTCGGCCAAGCGCCCTGCATCCGCACCGATGGCAAGACGAACGGCTACGCGCTGATCCGCCACGGCGGCCAGCACGAAGGCTTGGAAGTCCCGGCCCTGAACGCGTAATCCCGGCTACCACAAAGTAGCATCAACTACCAGCCCGCCCGGTGATGAGCCGGGCGGGCACTTCCCCCAAAACCACACACCATGCCCAGCAAACCACAACCCTTCCGCCTCCCGCAGCGTTTCGATTCCCCGACGCTCGCGAAACTCGCCATTTCTGGCGAACCAACCGTCATTGTCCGCGCTGTTGGCGTGGGATCGACGGCCCCTTTCGAGTACTCCGACCGCAACGGCCGTCAGGCCATCTTTCGCTACGAACAGCAGTATGACGCGCACGTCCTCAAGGTGCCCGCGTCGATCTGGAACGCCAACAAGGGCTTCATGGCGCACGAACTCATGGATCAACGGCGCTTGCCGCATCCGCTCGTCGTCACGGTCGAGGTTCCGACCGCAGAGGCCACATCGCCCATCAAGGGACTGATCGACGCCATGAAGGCCGATCCTGAATATGCTTGGGGATGGCACTGCAACCTCGCGATGGCGATGCACGACTCCGGCGCTGGCCCGCATCCGGCGTGCAACAAGGGCGCGGCCCTGTTCTTGAGTCTCCTGAGTGCTGGCTCGGTCGATACAACCACGCATCCGGCCTACGAACACACGCAGGCCACCATTGGAACCAACACGGCCATGCAAGACGTGGAGCGCATGGAGCAATACCTTTCCCAATCGCAGGATGGACAAGAAGCTAAGTCGTCAGGCCCATACCCTGAAAACGCGGGTGCAAGTCCCGCTCCTGCAACCACTTCCGCCCCAAGCGTCTCGGACGCTTTGGGCATCAGGCCGATGAAGGCCGACGAATCCCCCGAAATGGACGCGCCGGGAAACAGCAAAGAAGCCTCTGACGTGGTTGTTGGGCAGGTTTCCGAGCAGCCCGGCGCGTCCGCCTCGGAGACGCTTTCAAGTCCCGAAGAGGCATTTCTTAGCCCTGACGGCAGCGGAACCGACATGCCGACCATCATCAACGTGCCCGTTCCGCTCCACTTCCGCGCATGGGAAATGCTCGGAAGCCCGATGCGCCTCAAGGAACTGGCCGCCGCGCTCGAAACGGACGCCGATACCCTCAAGGCGTCCATCCAAGAACCTCTTTCGACGGTTGAACTCGGTCATGCTGGCTGGGTGAAACGTCGCGAACCCAAAGCCTGAAACCACAACCCACCAACACCACCATGAAACGCACCATCCTGTTCATCTCCGTCGCTATCGTGTCCCTCACGCTCCCGGCCTGCAAGTCTCCCGAAGACACCGCCCGCCTGGGCAAGCTCGTCAATCTCGCGATCACGACGGCTGAGAAGCGCGGCACCATCTCGCCCGCCGACGCGCAGGCGATCCGGGACGCCAAGACCATCGTCCTGCCGGAGCAGGTCATCGAAACCACGTCCGGCAAGTAACCTTCACCCCACTACTACCTATCATGCACTACCGAAACGGACGCGAAGCACAAAACGGCGATAAGGTCGCTCAAATCGAAACCCAAAGCGGCAAAGTTACTGCTATCGGAACTCTCCAGAACGCGATTCCTGGAAACGACTTCTGCAACGGGCAAATCGTCGTCGATGGAGGTCAGCAGTATGGCCCGGCCATCATTATCGGCGCTTGCATGTGCGATTGCCTCCACATCGACGACCTCGCCGCCATTTTGGCCGAAAAGGGCCTCGATAAACGCCCCGAGGGCAAGTGACCAAAACTTAACCAGCCCAACACCATGAAAAACCAAACCTTTGGACAAGCAATCGAAGCTCTCAAGGAGGGCAAAATCGTCAGCCGCGAAGGCTGGAACGGTAAAGGACTGTTCGTTTTCCGGCAAGTGCCTTCGTCGGTGCCTGCGGACATCATCCCCAAAATGACCAGCCTTCCGCAAGCGGTCAAAGACGTGCTCGTGAAATCGGGCAAGCCCATCACTTACCAGAATCAGTTCTGCATCGTGTATCCAGACAACTCTCTGCACGGCTGGCAGCCCTCCGGCTCCGATGCCTTGGCTACCGATTGGGAAATCCATTCCGAGTTCGTCGAGGCCCGCGAAACGGTCGGCACCGCCCAACCCCTCTAACCAGCCCACAACCATGCTCCATCGACTCGAAAACGTCCCGTTTGCCCCCTTCCACAACGAAAAGACCGCGCAGCCTGCCAAGGCCCGCGTGCTCGTGGAAGTCACCGCCGCCGCCGAGGTCAAGACCGCAGGCGGCATCTTCCTTCCGCAAGATGCCGTCAAGAACGACGCCAAGGAGGCCGTCATTGTCGCCTTCGATGACGAACACGTTACCGGCATCGAACTCGGCCAAAAGGTCGTCGTGATGAAGTTCCGCTCCCAAGCTCTCCACCACGAAGGCCGCGAGTTCCGCGTCGTGGACGCCGACGAGGATTTGCTGGCAACGGTCGATCCTGGGGCCAGCGCAAACGCCACGTTCCGCATCGCATGATCTTCCTCCTGACAGCACCCAACCTCACCGTGCCGGAGTTCTTCGGCTTTCTGGCCTTCGCGGTCGCGATTGGTGTCTTTGGGTGCTGTTTCTTTGCCCGCAAAAACCCTCCACGATGAAACTACTGCCAGCATCCACGCCCAAGGCCACGCTCGACCGCGTGACAAAAGCCATCCAGCGCGCCAAACTGGCCTC